GACCCGATTATGACGATCTGGAGGGCGATCTCCAGCCCGCGCAAAGATATTTTCATCAGCGCGGATGGCGTGAATATGCGCCTGGCCAATACCACCGGATGCGTTGTCGGCGCCTATCTGACAAATGCCGGTTCGGGCTACACATCGGCACCCACCGTCACCACCACTACGGGCGCCACGTTGATGGCGATTGTCGGCGGCGCGGTGAATACCAGCGTGTCGGTTGGATATGGCGGCAGCAATTACACTTTTGCGCCCGATGTGGTCTTTTCCGCGCCGCCGTCGCCTGGCGTTCCGGCCACCGGCTACTGCACCATTTCCTCTGGCGTCGTGACCTCGGTTACTGTCACAAACCAGGGCGCCGGTTACACCTTCCCTCCCACCATCAGCTTCTTCAACGATCCTCGGGATTCCACGGGCGCAAATGCGGCGGCGGTTGCCACGCTGACCGGCGCCGGGACCGTTACGGCGGTTCTGGTGACGAACCACGGCACTCCCACCACCTCCGTTCCCACCCTCACCTTCTCGGGTGGCGGCGGGAGTGCGGCGGCGGCAACCGCGATCATGAACTTTGCGATCACCGCTTTTGGGATCACCGCGGCGGGCGCCGGATACACGGCGTCGGCTGGCTTTGTCACTCTGAGCGCCACACCGACTCCGGTGGCTCTCGGAACGGCCTCCGCCTATACCAATCCTGGGTCTCAGCAAAATCTCGTGACGATGCGACCTGCCATTGTTGCCACCACGACCAGCGGGGCCGGTGCGCTCTCTACCACGAACCAGACCGTGATTGATGGCGGTTCTTACGAATCCATCCCGGCCGTTGGCTCGCTCAACGTCACGTTCAACGGCATTATCACCACGGCGGCGGTTCTGAACGTGTCCGTGGGCGGTCTCAACGATACGGAAAATTATATCTATCCGTCTTAACGTCCTGCCAGACAACGAAAAGCCCGGCGTGCGTTCAATCGCCGCTGGGCTTTTTATTTTGGAGCTTTGGAGTGCAGCTCAGCCAATACATCACCGATACGCAATCCTTGCTCCACGATAATTTGGGGCTGCTTACGCCTGTTTCTCAGCTCACAACCTGGATTAACGAGGCACGGCGACAAATAGCTTATTCCACGGGATGCCTTAATCTTCTGGCAACCGGGATGGCGCCAAATGGAAATGCCGCACAACCTGGCTCAATGGTCCCTGGCGGATTCACGCCCGGTAGCCCACCCACCCCGCCTTTCAACACCATTGTTAACCAAGAAAAATATCCGTTCTCGATGGCTCTGGCAATCATCCAGAATACAAATGCGGGAATTGAATTTGTAACGGACATTACCTCTCTCGCGGTATCGTGGGGATCAATGCGCCCTGCGTTGAATTACATGCCGTGGGATGATTTTCAGGCTTACGCCAGGTCATACAATTACATCGTCTCCAGCTATCCGCTTGTTTGGGCGACGGATGGCGATGGCGTGAATGCAAATGTGTGGCTTTGGCCCGTGCCAAGCCAATCCTTGGAAATGGAGTGGCAATGCAGATGCACGCCGTCATCACTCTACACGGATAGCGATTATGATTCTATTCCGCATCCATTTCAAAATGCCGTTAAATATTACGCGGCTTATTTAAGCTATCTTGGAACACAGAGGCCGCAGCAGGCAGAAGCCATGTTTCAGATATGGCAATCGACGCTTGGCCGTAGCCGTGGTGCGACGGAACATGGCCGCGTGGTTGATTGGTATAATTCAGGTGGATATTAATGGCCCGCCGAAGCCAATCCGATGAATTGGGGATACCGCCTGGCCTCCAGATTTATTCGTCATTCCCGTTTGCTGGATTGAATCTGTCTTCATCCAGGCCAGCAATAAGAGACCAGGAATTTTACAACATTGAAAATTTCGTCCGCGTGGGTGACGGATTTCTCCGCACGATTTGGGACAATGGACCGGCGCTTTACACGGCGGCAAATGGAAAAACCATCATCAACGGATTTTTCTATAACATATCCGCGACCCAATACGTGGTAGTGTTTTTATCGGACGGAACCGCGTATCAAGTACAAGTATCTAATGGAACCGTCACCGCAATTTCATCGGTGGCAGGAACATTCTACATCGGTGGCGGCAGCTTGCCTGGATGTATCCAATGGGGTTCTCAATATCTGATTGTCGGAAACAACAATACGCAAAATGACTATTGGGTTTGGGACGGCTCGGTTATCTATACGGCTGGATCGGTCTCACCCGTTATCACCATTACCGATGGCGGTAGCGGATACACATCATTGCCGACAATTACTGCTTATGGCGGAACCGGGACCGGAGCTACATTTACATCAACCATTCAAAATGGCTCTGTTGCGTCGATCACGGTTTTAACGCCGGGAACGGGGTATGCCATTAATGATACTGTCCAGCTTTTAATTACAGGCGGCGGTAGTGACAATAGCGCTCAATTAACGGCCGTACTGTCAAATACCAGCCTATCCAGTATCGTTGTTACGGCTGGAGGAACGGGATACAGCTCACCCCCCACTGTCACTATTGGACCGCCAGGCGTGGGCGGTGTCCAGGCTACCGCAACATCCACGGTTGCCGGAAATGCAGTAACGGATGTCACTATAACGAATCCAGGATCAGTCTACGCATCAGCACCAGCCGTTTCTTTTGGCGGTCCTGGCACGGGCGCCCTGGCGACGGCCTTCATCACGCCCGGATATATCTCATCAATCACCGTTACAAGCGGCGGCACGGGCTACACTGCCGCCCCCACCCTAACCATCGTCGGCGGCGGCGGGACAGGTGCCACGGCCACGGCAATTCTCACGCCCACCTCGATAGCTACCATCGCGCCAACGGCTGGCGGCTCTGGTTACACCGGGACTCCATCGGTTAATATCGGCGCTCCGAACATGGCGGGTGGCGTCCAGGCAAAAGCCACCGCCATTGTCACGAACGAACAGGTTACAGGATTCACCGTAACCAATGCCGGAAGCGGATACACAAGCGCCCCATCGGTCACGGTCACGGGAGGAAGTGGCACAGGCGCTACGGCCATTGCCACGCTCACGCCCACGTCCATAGGCTCTGTCACGGTCAATAATCCTGGCTCGGGATATACCTCTGTCCCGGCCGTGGAGATTGAGAGCGGCTTAAATCGCGGCGCGACAGCCACGCTCCAGCTCATGCCGTATGGGATCAGCGGGACAACCCTGGAATCCTATCAGGGGCGGGTATGGATAGCCGATGCCTTCACGCCGCCTTCAAATCCGCCGTCAAAAAACAATGGAAACCGGATGTTTGTATCCGCTCCAGGAGCAATATCAGATTTTGCCACTAGCGACGGCGGATTGATTTACACCGCGACAGACAGATTCTTGCGGCAAAGATTCTCGGCCCTCCGCCAATCGAATGGGTATCTCTATCCTATCGCGGATTCATCGGTTGCAATCATTTCCGGCGTGACGACCAGCGGCAACCCAACTACCACAACATTCAATTACCAAAATACAGATCCACAAGTTGGAACGTCTTTCCGGGATTCTTGCCAAGATTTTGGGCGCACCATAATTTTTGCCAATCCTCTTGGCGTATATGGATTATACGGCGGATCAGTCACAAAAATCAGTCAACAACTTGACCCGCTGTTTACCTTCGCGTCGTTCCCGCCCGCCCTTGGCGCTCTGACGCCGACATCGGCCGTGGCCAATATCTATGGTGGTAAATATTACCTTTTGCTAATGACGTTGCTTGATCCGTCCACGTTCACCCTGCAAAACAAAATGATCGTTTGGGATGAACAGAGCTGGTTTATCGCGTCCCAGGGCGTCAATTTGACATTCATCATGACGCAAGAGGTGAATTCTAATCTCACGGCGTGGGGATCGGACGGGACCAGCATCTACCCGCTATTCCAAACGCCAAATACAGACCTATCGAAAACCATTTCCACAAAACTTTTCGGCGGTAACAATCCTCTGATCGCCAAAGAAGCCTATTCGGTAATGCTGCAATCCGTGAATACCGGGACATTTGGGGCGCCGGTCACGTTCACGCTCAATCTTGATACAGATGGAGGCCAATACCCAATTGGAACATACACTTTTTCTCTATCTAGCGGCTATGAATTTGGATACCCGTTCTTTGTTACCGGCCTGACAAATGCCGTTGGCATCTATCTAGGTGTAAGTTTATCTACAAACGATGCCGATATTACCATAAACTATCTTGGACTGACGTATATTCCGTCCACGTTCCAAATTGGAAGTATTGGTCTCGTTGTCCCAGGACAATATTAAGGAGGGTAAAATGGTAAAGCGTAATTCAAAGGGAAATATGGATTTTCCTGGAATGGTGGAAACCAGCCAACCGGACGTTCCGGCGAACGCCACAAGGGTTATGAATCCCGCTGGACATATATCCCAGGCTCCGGCCGGGACAATCTATGTGACGGATGAAGGGGTAGCCGGTGGGGATGGCTGCCAATACAATTATGGTCCGAACGCGGATGGCCAAAAATGGAATGATAATCCGATCCTCCAGCCGCCGAACGGATACGGCAGCGGTGGATTTGGCCTGGCGGCAAGAGTCGTAGTGTCGAAAAAGCGGAAATGAGTACGTCTCAGCTATGGAATCCGCCGAACACTCCACGGGAATTGTCTGTCTGGAGTACGGCGAATTACGTAGATCACCAGGACATAAATTACGCGATCAGCAGGAAAAGCAGCGTCATTGCTGGTCTTTCTGTTGTCGCGGCTGGATCAGGCTACACCTCGGCGCCCACCGTGACGATTGGCCCACCGGATATTCAAGGCGGAATCCAAGCAACAGCGACTTTCACCGTTGTCAGCGGTAAACTGCAATTGAACCTGACAAATCCAGGCGTTGGATACAGCCAAGCGCCTACTGTGACGGTATCTGGCGGCGGCGGAACGGGCTTGGAGGTGAAGGCTACCGTTAATTATATCGCCCTACAAGTTTTCCAGCTTGATCCAATACCTCTTGATGACATTGGGACGTGGAATATAAATCATCAGTTGATTCATCAGCAGATGCTCGATGCAACCAGCCAACAATCCAGCGATCTTGGGGATTTTGATCCCGACGACCGGGAGGGCATGCAAGAATACGTTTTTGAGCATATTTCCGATCACAATGCGGCGCGCAATGCTCTCGCCGGATACCTACCTACGGGGTGAACATGGACGGCGCAAATTACACCACGCTTAGGCCGATGATGCCAAATGATTTCCACGAAGCGATCACCTTGGCGATGG